ACAGTTTGGAAAACCTGATCCCATTCAGGAGTTGATCAATAAGCTTCGTGACGAAGGTTCGCCCGAGTCGGCTGAGCTTTGCAAGCGACTCTATCCCAAGATGCGCGGATATGCCCCTGTGGTCGTCCGCGGCGAGGAGGAGAAGGGCGTACAGTTGTGGTCCTTTGGCAAGATGGTATACCAGGACATCCTCAATATCATGCTTGATCCTGATTATGGTGACATCACCGATCCCTTAGAAGGTCGAGACATTAAGGTCTCCCTATCTAAGCCCCCAGGACAGCAATGGTCTAAGACCTCTGTGATGCCTCGAGGTAAAGCTACTAAGCTTTCTTCTAAGTCAAAGCAGATCGAGGAGTGGACAGCCGGAATTCCTGACCTGGATGAGATCTACAAGCTCGAGAGCTACGAGGAGATCGAGAAGAAGGTTAATGACTGGCTTAACGGTTCTGCAATGTCTGATGATGACGGAACCCAGCGCGCCACCAATACTACTACAGCTACTGCCACGAATCCTTCCAAGGCTAAGGGTTCTGATGATAGCAAATCCTACACTTCTCTAGACGACGCTTTCGCTGACTTGCTCGGCGACTAGGAGAAGAAATGGCTAAGAAGACTGCAGGGAAAAAGTCTGGTGGATCCGACGACTTCACAGCAGATCTCATCAAGTCACTGAACAAGGACCACGGTAGCAGAATTGCTTACAATCTCAGCGTTGATGAGTCACCGACACATGTGAAAGCATGGGTATCTACAGGAATTCGGCAGCTTGATTACATTGTCGCCAACCGAAAGGGTGGCGGACTTCCCTGCGGTAGGATTGTTGAGATCTTTGGTCCGCCTTCGATCGGTAAATCCCACATCGCCTACCAGATAGCTAGAAGCACCCAGACCATGGGCGGAATCGTAGTCTATATTGATACGGAGAATGGTACTTCTGTGGAGAATTTAGGACTCCTAGGAATTGACGTCTCTAAGCGGTTTGTGTTTATCGAGACAGCTTGTACTGAGGAGGTTTTTGAGGTTGCTGAGTCTACCATTATGAAGGCTCGGGGTCTGAACAAAGATGTTCCTATTACCATCATTTGGGATTCAGTCGCTGCATCTTCCCCCAAAGCGGAGCTTGTAGGTGACTATGATAAGGACTCCATAGGCCTGCAAGCTCGCGCCATCTCGAAGGGTATGCGCAAGATCACGCAGGTGATTGGAAACACGAACACACTCTTTATCGCTTTGAACCAGACGAGAACTAAGATAGGCGTGATGTATGGTGATCCAACAACGACACCGGGTGGTATGGCACTTCCTTTTCACTCTTCAACTAGAATCAAGCTAGGCGCAGGTTCTCCTATTAAGAATAAAGCGGGTGACGTAGTTGGCATTAACGTTTGGGCCAAGACTATTAAGAATAAGGTAGCACCGCCGTTCAGGACTTGTCATTTTGAGATCCACTTTGGTGTTGGAGTGAAGGAGCATGAGCAGATAACTGATCTGCTGCGATCCTCTCCCGATGTCAGTGCGGATGGAAAAAGCTACTCTGTGGAGGGCGCCGGTGCCTGGAAGACACTAACAGTTTCAGATGAGAAATCGGGTGAGGTTCTACTTGAGAAGAAGTTCACTAAGAGCGGTATGGAAGAGCTCCTAAGAGATCCCAAGTATTTACCCTATATTCAAACCATGCTCCAGCACATCCTCGTGAAGAAGTTTGAGGGAAATCCTGATTTTGATACAGGCTCCTATGAGGAGGTTCGTGCTGTGGCAATGGATATTGCGGAGTCAGATCTAAATTGAGCACTTTTATCAAGGTGAAGAGAGTACATCCTGATGCAGTTCTGCCAAGCCAGGATTCGGGAGATGTAGGCTGGGATCTTAGCGCAATAGAGGGCGGATTTATTCCGCCCATGCAGGTTCGGATCGTGCCCACAGGTTGGATTCTGGCAGAGCATCCCTATGATGATGATCCCCACAAGAAGATTCTCCTTAAGATTGAAGGCAGAAGCGGTTTAGCAATGAAACACTCAGTTTTTCCAGTAGGCGGGATTATTGATCCCAGCTATCGGGGGGAGATTGGAGTGATGCTTTATAACGGCGGGGAACGACCATATCAATTTGAAAAGGGAGATAGGGTTGCACAAATCGTCATTTATAGTGTGCACGGAAAGTCTCTGAGTAGTAAAACTGCGTTCATAGAGTCAGATTCCGTCTTCCCTTCTGAGAGGGGTGATAAAGGCTTTGGCTCCTCAGGAAGATAGACCGGTTCTTATCTTTGACGCGATGAATCTATTTCTTCGTGTCTACGCAGCGAACCCATCAATCAGTCAGCACGGCCACCATGTCGGGGGCGTTGTCGGATTTCTTAAGTCGATGCGCAACATCATTGATCGATTTTCTCCTCGCAAGATTTTTATCGTATGGGAGGGCGGAGGTTCTTCAAGGAGAAGAGCCATCTACCCAGATTATAAGAAGGGCAAGAAACCTGCAAGAATGAATCGCTTTTACGAGCAAGACATACCTGACACCCAACGGAATCGCAATAAGCAGATCGCTGCCCTTATCTCCATGATGAAGAACCTGCCCATCTGTCAGGTATATGTGGGTGATTGTGAGGGAGATGATGTTATAGGGTATCTTTGCAAATATAAGCTCCGGAACGAATCAAAGGTAATCATCTCCTCAGATCAGGATTATTATCAGCTTTTAAATGACAAGACACGGATCTTTCGTCTCGGGCGCAAGGAGATCGTGAGTTATGAGGATATACTGGGCTTAGTGGGAGTGAGTTCGAATAACTACTGCATTGCTAAAGCGGCAGTGGGAGATAGCTCTGACAACATCTCTGGAATTAAAGGCGCTGGATACAAGACGATGGCCAAGCGATTTTCCTTCCTGGCTGATGATGAAGAAGCTGATATTAAAAAAATATTTGAGTATGCGTCTGCACACGCAGAGGGAAAAATTAAGATCTACCGAGAGATAGCAAACAACTTTGAGTTATTGGAACGTAACTGGCGTTTGATATATTTAGATTCGCGTAATTTAGCGGCGAATCAGGTGAATCAAATCGAACACATCGTAGATACATTTGAGCCTAAGAGGAATAAGATCGGAATGATGAGAGATCTGATTGCTGAAGGCATCCAAAACTTCGACGTTGAATCGCTTTTCCTTAGCTTTACTTACCTAGATTAAGAGGTTACACGTGACACAAGAGTCCGGTATTTCGTTTGCGTCGTATGGGAAAGATTTCCAAGAAAAAATTGTTCAAGGTCTATTGACAGATAGACTTTGGGCTGAACAGATGGCTGAGGTGATCGATGTTGAGTTCTTTGATCTGAAATACCTTAGATTTCTGGGTGATCGTTACTTTTCCTATCACAGAAAATACAAGGACTTTCCCACTCTGTCCCTGCTTGTCTCCATCATCCGGGATGACCTAAAGACAGGTAATGACACTATTCTACGAGATCAGATTGTTGATTATCTGCAGCGGATCCGACATAATCCCAGCATGGGTGATCTAGAGTATGTAAAAGATAAGGCTCTTGATTTCTGTCGTAAGCAAGCATTCCGAGGAGCATTAGAGGAAGCAGTTGATCTCATCCAGGTAGATAAGTTTGATTCTGTAATGGATTTGATGCGCAATGCCCTCGCAGTTGGAACGACGCCTTCTGTTGGTCATGACTTCTTTGAGGATATGGACGCGCGCTTCATCCGAGTGAATCGGTCACCCATTCCAACAGGCATCACCCAAATTGATTCAAAGGACATTCTCAATGGCGGCTTAGGTAAGGGAGAGATCGGCGTGATCACCGCACCCACCGGTGCAGGTAAGTCTCATATGCTAGTGAGCTTAGGTTGTGCTGCTCTTCGAGCAGGCTTCAACGTGATTCACTATACTTTTGAGCTCACAGAGACAGCCACAGGACTTCGTTATGATTCCAATTTATGCCAAGTACCCAGCAATCAGATCGCTGATCGCCATGAGGAGGTAAGAGAGTATTACTCGGGGAAAACGAAAGATCTCGGTAAGCTGATGATCAAAGAGTATCCTACTGGAGCCGCCGGCGTCCAGACTCTCCGATCTCACATTGAGAAATTAAGTCTAAAAGGGTTTATTCCCCAGATTCTTATAGTTGATTATGCAGATATCATGCGCTCATCTCGGCAGTATGATTCCATGCGACATGAACTGAAGAAGGTATACGAGGATCTTCGCAACCTTGCGATGGAGAAGTGCCTTCCTATCTGGACAGCATCTCAATCTAACCGTGAATCTGCAAATTCAGACATAGTCGGATTAGAGAACATGTCAGAATCTTACGGTAAGGCACAGGTGGCTGATGTGGTGATCTCCATCTCTCGCAAACCTTCGGAGAAAGCTGAGGGCTTTGGCAGACTTTATGTTGCCAAAAATCGTGCCGGCCGAGATGGGATCGTGTTTCCGATTAAGCTCAATTCTGCAATGAGTACTTTTAGTATCTTAGAAAATGCTTCTGAGATGACAATTACACAAGCGAAAAAGAAGAACGAGGATGAACTCAAGTCACTTTTACAGAAAAAATGGAAACAGGTTAGTAAAATTGAGGTAGAAAATAAAGAAGCTAAGACGGAAGGTGATGCGTAGATGGCAACCTACGATCAGGTTTTCAGTGAGAGCCTAGAGTATTTCGGCGGTGATGAATTAGCGGCGTCAGTCTTCGCGACTAAGTATGCGCTTCAAGATACCCAGGGAAATTTTCTCGAAACTACCCCTGATCATATGCACCGCCGGCTGGCTCGAGAGTTCGCTCGCGTGGAAGAGAAGTATGATAACGCGATGCCCGAGGAGGAGATATACAACCTCTTTAAAGATTTTAAGTATGTTGTTCCCCAGGGCTCACCCATGTCTGGCGTCGGCAATCCGCACCAGATCCAGTCACTTTCTAATTGCTTTGTAGTGGATTCACCGGAGGATTCCTACGGTGGAATCCTAAAAGCAGACCAAGAACAGGTCCAGGTAATGAAGCGCCGAGGGGGAGTAGGTTTTGATATCTCTACCATCCGCCCCAAAGGTTTGAATACTTCTAATGCTGCTAAGACAACCGATGGTATCGGGGTGTTTATGGAGAGATTCTCCAACTCCTGTCGGGAAGTGGCTCAAGGCG